TCTTTTATTAATTCTTGTTCTGGTATCTCACAAAAAGTTAGGAAGGCATGAACAAAAGGTGTTGTGCTTTCTCCTACTGAAATATTTTCTTGATCTTTATCATGTATGAGTGTTACATCAACCTCATCATTCCAATATTTTTTTATCATTCCAGCAGCAATCAAACCTGATGTGCCAGATCCAACAATAACAAATTTTTTCATAATTTAGAATAGATTATTCCAAGTTGTACCATCGAAACATTGCAACTTATTTAAAGTTGAATCGTAAACCACACCACCTGCTGTTGTTCCTAAACCTACTTTCTCATCTGTAGTAACAATCGGTGGTAACATATATCTAGTAGTGGTCGTAGCAGCACCCGACCCTGCCAATCTAAGATCAACTGCTGAAAAAGCCATTGTAGTTCCAATACCAACCATAGCCGTTGGGTCTGTAAGTATATTAGATTCATGTCCAACATAAATTACAGATTTATCTAATCCAATTGAAGCATCACATGTATGAAGACCATCAGAATCAGCCGTTGCGTCATTAAAACCTAATGGCACAACTCCTGTCATTGGAGTGGTAGTACCAATGCCAACATAAACAAATTGTGATTTACCAAGCACTCTCATATTAAAATCATCTGGTATGGGAGTTCCAGCTGTAGTGCCAATTCCTATTCTATTTGCACTTATTCTTCCACCCGTGACATCAATATTAGCACCTAATTCGAGAGTAAGAGATCCTCCAATACTTAAGTCATTCAATGTTGAAATACCAGTCAGAGTATTGAGATTCGTACCACCTATAACATCAGGTAATTCAGTAACACCATCAACTGTTAATCCACCTTTTATAACCACATCATCTGCAACAAAAAGATCATTACCAACATGAACGTCACTTGTGATGGTGGATGTACCAACAACATGTAAGGTGTGATCTGGATTTGTAATTCCTAAGCCTAGTGTGCCATCATGGGTGAGTGATAAAAGTTCTAAATTAGTTTGCCCATAAATCCAAGAAAATCTTCCAGTTTGTATGCCAGTGTTTCCTCCCGAATGAATAAAATTATTGACTGATCCAGAGTTGTAATTTATAAAATTTAAAGAACCATCAGGACTACCATATCTTATAAGAGCAGATTCTGTTCCATCTATACCCGATTGACCTATACTTATTTTTGATATACCAGACTCCCCTATCACTTCAAATAATGCGTCATTGGCCTTCTTGATAGTTAAATCAGAGGTGGGAATATCAGTACCAATTGCAACTTTACCAGTATTCAAGGATGTAAATGCTGTGCCACCCGTACCAACATTTATTTCATTAGAAGCTGTGGTAATGCCAGAATTTATATCACCTGTAACATCACCTGTTAAATTTCCAGTGACATTTCCAGTGACATTTCCAGTCAACGCACCGACAAAGGTGGTTGATGTTGTAATACCAGTTACATCCAAACCTGCTGTATTAAATGTTGCAGCGGTTCCAACATTCACAAGACCAGTAACAGAAAGTTGAGTAAACGTAGAAATACCTGTTGAATTTATATCTCCATCTACATTACCAGTTAAATTACCAGTCACATTACCTGTAACTGCACCTGTTAAATCTCCAGTAACATCCCCTACAACATCACCAGTTAATGCACCAACAAAACTCGAAGCAGTTATGATACCTGACGCACGAACATTACCAATTGAATTGATACCAACACCTAATTTACCAACGGTTGCTGGATCTCCACCAACTTGGAAACTTTGTCTAGGATCTGTAGTCGCTATACCCACATTTCCTATTGCATATATTGATGTAAATCCTAATCCTAGATTTACATCTTCCCATTGTGATGTTGGTAAATTAGATAAAGTTGCACCATCACCAAAAAACTTACTTGCAGTTATAATTCCACTCGATATTGTTATTGCAGTTCCAACTTGAATTTCTGTAATTGTTGCAATACCAGATACAAATACATCATTTGCTGTAACTAAACCTACTATTTTTGCTGTTCCTCTGACATCTAAAAACTCAGATGGCACAGAAGTTCCAATACCAACCAGACCGTTGGGATTAACTATAAAGTTATCTTCATCAACTTGAACTCCGTTTCGGAAACTAAATGATTTTCTTATACTCGCCATCTTGTAGATTTTTTAGTTATTTATTAGGATAAGGCATCTACCTTTTCAGATAGTTCTTTAATCGCTTGAATTAATATTGGTATGAGTTTTTTGTAACTAACTGCTAACGTACCATCATCCCTAGTTGTTGTGATGCCAGGTAAACCTAATGCCTCGACATCTTGAGCTATCACACCTACGTCTTCATTATCACCACCATAGGAACCATAAGTGGTCTTCATTGATGATTCTTTCCATGTAAACGTATTACCAGAAAGTGCCTTCACTTTATCAAGTGCATTAGGTATAATGTTTATATTTTCTTTTAGATTTCTGTCTGAACTTGAAAACGCAGTGATGTCTCCACCAACTTTAAGATCCAAACCAATACCAACACCACCACTTACAACGACTGCACCAGTAGTTTTACTGGTTGAATCAAGGGTTGATTGAACTGCAAGAGTTCCAGATATTGTAGTAGAATCAGTTGTAGATACACCAAGAGTTGCATCGCCATCAACTGTCAAATTATTATCAACTTGAAGATTATCCCTGACTGATGTAATACCAGATGTAGAGTTTAACATTAAAGGACCAGACTTGGTATCAATAGTGTTATCGTTAGTTTCAGCAATAGTAATATTACCAAATGATAAATTACCACCATTTACAGTTCCTGCTACATTTAGATCACCACCAATATAAACACTCTTTGCTATTCCAACACCACCTGCAACAATTAGATCACCTGTGTTTGTAGACGTTGATTGAGTTGCTTGAGATAAAATAAGTGTTTTTGATATAGTTGTTTCAGCATCAAATCTAACATCCTTACTAAAGTTAACAGGACCATCAAATTGAGATAAGATTGTTCTTGATGTTCCACCCTCAACTTTAAGTCTTTCTTTGATAGTCACCTCATCAAATACAACACTTAATCTAGATGGATCTTCACCTGTTACAGTTGGAACTGGTGCATCAAAAGTTTTCTCTTGTCCAGTTGAAGAACTAACTCTCTTGTTACCGATAAAGAAATCTCCCTCGTTGTTCATACCAGTATAAACAACCTGTCCACAAGATCTTTCTTGTGATTGAACTAAGAACTCCTCTCTTTCTGTAAGTGTCTTTACTTGAACCTGTGGTAAACCAGTTGAATAGTTACCAGGACCAAAACCAATATATTCAAATGTATGACCTGATGCACGAATAATCGAAGGTCTTCTAAATTCAACGGGTATTGGTGTTATTTTTTTAATAAGTGATCCGTTTAAATGATCTTCCTTAGCACTTCCTAACGCACCACGAACTACTCCAACTTCATTCAATCCACTACCAGATAATTCTGATGTAGTAATTCTTAGTATCTCATTATCAATTTGAACATATGAACCTAATGGGAAACGTATCGCAGTACCAATACCAGAATTAGGTAGTTCAATTTTCATTATAGATCCAGTTGTTAGATCATCAACAAGAGTGACTGATTCATTATCATAGAATGACATGCCTCTTGTACCTAAGTTTTCACCATCAGAACCAGATGTGGCATCACCTGCACTCATACCATGTCGTAAAACAAATGCACCATTTAGATTTTCATCAGTTTTTGCTGAGAATGTTTTAATACCAACTCTCTCTTTAACTATGAAATCACCTAAATTATTATTTGAACTATCAATAATTCTAAACGGACTTCCAATTACTAATCCATGAGCAGAATTACAAGTAAATGTAGATACACCACTTACAGATTCAAAATCATCAGATACTATTGATACAGATGGTCCTAAATTAATAGCAAATTGTCCTGTAAGGAATGAAGTGTCACCACCTGTTTTTGCAATCGCAACAGTTTTTGTAGAAGGCACTGATGATATTCTAAAATAACCATCTGTGAGAGTTCCAATACCAGTGACTTGTAATATGTCTCCGATATTAGATGAAATACCAACAGATGTAAAGGTTGCAGCAGCACCAATTGAAGGTGATCCTAATGAGGATGGATCAAATTCTAATTTTTCAGCACCATATCCTGAACCACCATCTATTACATCAAAATTTGTAATAGATCCACCTGATATTGTAACTTTCGCAGTTGCACCATCCCAAGTAGATGTTCCACTATTAAATAATTTAACATTATGATAAGTACCATCAGTATAGCCTGAACCACCAGTAAAATCACTATATGTAACAATACCACTTAATCCATGTTCTCGATCAAAAGTTAAAGTAGTTACACCTGTTGTGGAGTCTACATTAGTGATTGTTAAACCCTTACCAAAATCTTGAAGTAACTTATCTGTTGCTTCTCTTGTAATACTATTTTTAAGTTTATTTGTTACTACATCTCCTATTGGATTTCTTCTCGCAAACGATACAGATGCTGGAGGGTTGTCATTATGATTATCCTTATCTTGTTGTGGATATAAGTCAGCAACATTCTGACTATATTTCTGATCGGTAAATTCAGTATTAATTGCATTATCTGCTTTTAATACAAATAGGTGATAGATACCATCTTGGACATCTTTAATATAATCACTTATAACTTCACTTCTATAGATGTAATGATTAGATTTTAGATCATTTCTTTGGAATCTTGGTAAATTAATTGTTCTATCAGATGTGTCACTCGAAAAAGTACCTGTGTTATGGGTTTTACCATCTACATCAGTAGTTGAATATTGAAATTCCTTATCACTATTAATTGATGTAACTTCAAAAGTTCCATTAAATGCAGAATTAGCAACACCAGTTGTATTTGTTGAACTCTTAACATTTAAAATATTAATTTTGTCATTAACTTTTAAGTTATGAGGTAATTCTGATCTTATTGTTACAGTGCCACCTGATTCAGAACCAGTGCTTATAAACCTTAGATTACGATTAAAGAAAACATCTTTCGCACCAATAGTTCTATCTGTAAAATCAGTATTGACTCTAACTCCACTTGTGCTTGACTCTTGAATAACGAATCCATCATTAGGATCTTTTGCATTTGTTGCTTCTTTTGGAACCACAACACGAATAGTATATAATCTCTCATCTAAAGACCTTGGATCTACAGTTCTTGAAATTGTGGTAACATTACTTTTTTCAGTTAATCCTGTTACACCTGATGATGATAATTCTGTGAAAATATCATTATTTGTTGATACATGAATAAACCAATTTTTGTTGATGGTATCAAATTGAATTGGTGATCCTATATCCCCAGATGATTTATCTGATACTCTACTTTCTACAAATAATTTTGTACCACCAAAGACCGTGATGGGAACATTATTTTGTGCGTTAGTGACTGAAGATGCTAATTTAATTTCTGTAGATGATATTTTTATCGCAAAATATACGGTATTTGACTCTATATTTTCAGGTAAATCTCCATTATCACTAAAGACTCGTATCTTTTCACCTGTTTGAAGAGTATGAGTTCCTATATTGAAGATATTAGATGCTGCAGAATCTTTTACGTCAAAGGAAGGACCAGATTGAACTCTAAATGTTTTAACACTTACGTCTGTCCCCGTGACTATCGTTGATCCAGTGCTAACAACATTATCAGTCATGGTGATTGATGCTGTTTTTGTACCATTGGCATCAAGAGACAAAATATCATCAAATTTTGCACCGACTCTGTAACCTTGAATAATAACTGGAGGTTTGTCATCAAAATCATTGAATCCAAATAGATAAAGATGACTTGATATACCCACAGAAGTCGTTAATCCAACGTCCAATGATTGCCAATCAACTTTTACTGGTGTCTCAGTTATCGCTCTGGGAGTAATTACATTGGTGATAAAAGCTGTGTCATCTTTAGCAAATGCAGATTTTTTAAATCCATCGGATGTAAGAGCGATCTGTCCGAAGTTAGAGTTTGAGTTAGTAATAGATGCATCACTACCTGTTTCAGCACCAAAGTGTTTATTAAATCCGATAGCAAATACAGATACGATCTGCATGATCGCATCATTTTTCATATTAATATGAGTTGTCTCAAATCCTTTTCTATAGATAGCATCACTATCTAAATGATAAACAGTTGATGGATCAAGGGATGAAGATTCTTTTGATAATGCAGATCCTTTTGCTAAAGTAACATTTATACCCTCATATGATCTTGAAGTGCTATTGTATTTTACAAACGCTCTGTCATCCTTTTGAAGAGATATACCAGTAAACTGAGCAACAACTATACTTCTAAATCCAGTTGCCTTTGCACCATCCGCAAGAACACCATTCATACCAAACACGGAACGTAATGATACGTTAAAGATATATGGTGATGCACCTGTGACCGTGTCAGTCTCTATCGTAATTGTTGCTGATGAAACTGATTGTGGTGTTGCCAATATATTTGGTGGTACAAATTGAAGTAAATATGTAAATTGATTACTACTTAAAACACTTGCTACCTTCGTTGAAATATTATATTCTCTTGTTGAAACACCTTTTACTTTGATAGGAGTGCCACTGCTTAACCCATGAGGAGTTGTAGTTGTTACTTTGACGACCGTACCTGGTGTATTACCATCACCAGATATTAATTCTGTAATGCTTAATGGATCTGATGCAAATGCACCAACGATTTCAAATTCAGGTCTCTGGGGTGCAAATCCTTCAGTAGAAGATGGAAATTTTTCATCAATATCTCTAGTGGATGCGAGATTATAAGCGTTTGATAATTTTGCGTAAAATATTTCTAAATCTGTAAGATTAAAACGATTATCTACATTAACACCATCTGCATATTCAAAACATGTAAGTTTATGATGTGAAAAACCTGGTATTGATTGATTATTTGATGAGAAATCCGAAGAGTCAGTATAAACTAATTTTGATTCATCCCCATCAAAAATTGAGAATTGCCAGAAATAACATGTACCAGTTATTCTGAATAACGCACTAGAAGGAACTGAATTATCTGTTGGATTAGGTACATATTTTGGTTTTATTTTTGTCTTTCTTAAATCTAAACCTACAATAGATGTTCCACGAGGAACGATAACTCCACCATTAATACTATTAAACTTATATAAAATATTATCTTCTTGATTTAAATCAAAATTTGATGATAAATTTAATGCTAGTGTAGTTGATGCTGCCGACTCTGCTCCTGCAGGAGATACTGCAATAGCATTATTACCATCTGCTTTAATTGCGAAACCAGGTCTGTTATCTATTTCATGATCACCAGGATATACTAATATAGTTGTTCTTTCAATTAAGTCATTATTTATTCCTTGGACATAAGAGAATCTCGCAGATTCAAGTAATGCCCTCTGTATAGTTTTAAAAGGAGCTGCGAGTGAGTTACCCTCATTCGTAATCGCATCAGTTGAATCTATATCATTTGGATTCACATAAAGAATACGACCTTCAGTGTTCTTTATGAAATTCTCTAGTTTATTAAGAGGCATCTTCTTATATTCGCCAAAATATTGCTATGATCTATTTAGTTAGGTTGATTCTTCCTGCTCGTAGAGATACTCTAGATCATCTGGTAAAAGTTCTGGATTTTCTAATTCGACTGGAAAATAAAGAGGATGTAACTCCTCCATCATTAGATAACCGAACATTTGGTACATATACTCTGGATTATATGTACGATTTGCGTCTGCCACTCTACATAATTCCTCATCCCATAAATGTCCGAATGGTAACTCATCAAATGTGAAGGGAATTTCATTAATAAAATACATCTTCACTATTATTTTACCATCATCATACCAACAAAATTTAGTAGAGAGTTTGTACATACAGATTAGCAGGCGTATTTTATTTAGCCTGCATCATCATTCTCATGTCTATAGATGCGTACTATTTCATCATCAGTTTTTCTCTCACTTTTTTTCATTTCACGTATATCATCATGTAATTTTTCAATCGGAGTTTTCTCCTCTTTCATGTTTTTTTTACAGACCACTTTATTTATGTTGTAATACTATCATATTTTATTAATTCAATAGGTAATTGGTCAGTGCAAACTTTATGAACTCTCATAAATTGATCGGCACTATCACAAGTAACTTTTCTTTCCCTACCTTTGTCACTTAATACTAAAAAACTTCGAGCACAAATGTCAATGATGACACCTACAACTGAATCGTCAAACATAAAATATGGTGGCATTACAATAATAGTATAGTCGAAATAATTAGTGATGTCAACTCATTCACTCAATATAAAGAAGAGAATTACTTGGTCTTGAATATATCCACCCATTACATAAATATTTTTCAACCTTTGTCTGACATCCTCTATGCACATATGTCCAAGTTGAGGGAAAAAATACTAAACTTCCACATTCTGGTTGTAATTTTGTTCCGTCAAAAAATTCCGTCCCACCACCATCTTTCTTTTTAATTGAATTTAAATACCACATAAAAACAAATATTCTTGATCCTGATGGTGAAATACACCAATCATTATGCCAATTATAAAATCCATCTGGGTCATACTTTTGAATTTTATATCCTGTATCAACCATTTTATAACCTTGATGAGGAACACATTTAATATGAATACTTTTTAAATATTGATTATATTCATCTAAACCTGTTTTCAATGCCTTGAATAATATTTCATCTTCCTTTCTCCAATCAAGATCAGCACTTTTGATACAAAGATCAGTGGTTCTCTTAATGTTCTTATCCACTCTAGGATTGTTTTGGTCAATGATACCCTCGTATCTTGCAGAGTCTTTTTCAAATTTTTTTATTATTTTTTTACAAAAAGACTTTGTGAGTGAATTTTTTTTCACCCAAATTAATTCTTTAAACATAATTATCAAGTTTTAATAATGTAAACCAATGCATAATATGGAGGTAAGTTTCTATTAGTTCCAGATACACCCTCATTATCTGTGTCACCACTAAATGAGTGATCATGCGTATCATTATTTGTGGCGTTCATATTACCAGCGTTTGCGTTACCTGCTGCTGCTCTTGATCCTCCATCATCATCTGTACCTGACTCTTTTACCGAGTGAGCATGTGTATCATTATTAGTATCTCCACTAAAGTCATGATCATGTTGAACAACAACAGCGTCTTTACTACCACCAGTTTGTTCTCCATCTCCAGCATCTTCAATACCAGTTCGTGCTTGACCAGAGCTATGATCTAATGATGCACCAATAATAAAATTATTTCTAAGATCTGGGACATTAAAGGTGGTGGTTCCATTACCACTACCATGATAAACATTTAAAACAGTAAAAAGAGGTGCAAAATCAGTTCTACTAACAGCTTGACCATTACAAAGGAGATAGGTAGTTGGTATTCCCGCTATATTACCACCCCACATGATAATCTGTCCTGTTAATACAGTGCTTATTCCAATTAATTTACTACCATCACCTCTAAAAAAACCTTGTTTGTCACCATTGTTTTTGGATACTATATCTGTTGCCTCTAAATCTCCAAAAGTATCAATGCTAGCTATATCAGTCAATCCATCTGCAGTTGTTGCAGTATCAGCATTACCTGTTAGATCACCAGTTACGTTACCAATTACGTTACCAGTTATACCAGCAATGGTTTTTAAAGAATGCATTGTGATGTCATCATTATCAAAGGCATAATTTAATTTACCAGTAACATACATGTTCTGGAATTGTGAATCACCTTGTTGACTCTGATAATCAACACTTGGATCTGGAAAATCGCTCATCCCATACCTCCTGTAAATTCTCCTGGTCTTAATCTAGATGAAGTGAATCTAGGTATAAAGGCAGCTTGAACTCCTGCCATACTAAAACGATTACCACGACCACTTTTTAATATAATACGACCTCCTGATCTAGTTATTCTATTTGATCTTTTTACTATAACCTCTTGATCTGCGTCTAAATGTATTTTTTTTCCAAATAATTCTAAAGTTTCTGTGTTCCCATTAGCATTGCCTACAACAACTTTTGATCCCTGTAGTAGTATCTCATTACTTGCATCTAGCACTATGTTTTGACCATGTATTCTTACCCAACCATTTTCAGTAGTCATTGCTAAGTCACCATTATGTGCCATGAGCATGTAACTTATTTGACCTTCTTTATTTTTTAAACCTGTTTGAATCTCTAAAGTATGATCTGCCTCCATTGTGGCAAGACCACTGCCATGAAGTGCCTGTTGCCATTTTGCACCCTTATCAGTAACTGCGTACATTTGATATGTTACAGGACCTGCAACACCAACTGGTCCGTTTGTTTCTATAAGAAAATTAGGACCAAATACATCTAATACTCTACTTTCACTTTTACTTTTGGACATGATTAATAACCTCCATATCCACCTCCTCCACTACTTGGTGGTGGAGAACTTGGTGGTGGAGAACTTGGTGGAGAACTTGGTGGTGATGGAGGTGGTGTATTATTTTGTGCTTCATCGACTGGATCAGAGTATGTGGTCATATTCTGATTAGTTTCTGTTTGTTGAGGTGTTGTGGTTTCTGTTGACTCACTTTCCTCAACTAATTGTTGAATTGATCTCAAGTTAACTTGAGTAGAACCTACATTAGATGAAGGTGTAGATTCACTTCTCAAACTCTGTTCGGGTGTATCGTAGATAATCGCATGAGGTGAGGAGGTATGTGCAACTCCAACCATTTTTACTCCCCTAGTAGGATGAAGATGAAATGGTCCACGATATGGTTTACCATCTACAAATCCCACAATACCATTATTTCTAGGTGCAATACAATCTATAACGTTGATCACTCCTGTTTGTCTACGATTTTTTGTCATCACTGGTGTTAAAATTGCACCAACACCTATTGAAATAGGATTTATTAATGGTAAAGTGCGATATGCTTTATCATTTGGACAAATTTTTGTTATTTTTCCGTTTTGATCAACATCACATATCTTGAAATCACCTAAATCATCATCTAAAGAATAACCTTGACCACCATTTTCAATCTCAACATAGTCAACAAAAACGTCAGTCTCTTCACCCGTTGGATAATTTAAACCCTCAGTAATCATTACTACACCTGTAACTTGACCAAATTTAGGTGAGTTGGGATCCTTATCAATAGTTGCTCGACCAAAAGCACCAAACCCCTGATCACAATTATCGACAAATGAAACAAAAGGTTCACTTGTATATCCTTCACCAGGATATGTTATATCAACACCTATAATACTTGCAGTTCTTTTTACATTTTCAACTAGTGTTCCTCCTTGAGTTGCTCCACCAACTGTGGTGGTTACACCATCAACAACAACTTCTGTCTGCTCAATCGATTCATCTAAATTTTCAATAAAGTTTCCAAGAATAATATCACCTGCAGCACCTTCTCCACCTCCACCAAAAAATTCAACTCTAGGTAATCCACAATCCAAAATATTACCTGTGTTACAAGTTGCATCTTCTCTTACTGCTTCACCTCCAAATATACCCCAATTTTCAATACCATCAGTTTGTTTATCAAGAGATACACTTGCAGAGTCCATTCTCTTTGCCATCTTTGAGAATATGTTTGCAATACTATTTTGTTTTTCTGCATCACTTTTTGGTTTTGTTGAACCTTTTTTTAAATCATATTCAGTAACCGTATGACACTTTCCACCACCACCTTTACAATTAAGTAAACCTTGAACTTTACTTAATACATTCAAACCACCAGCAAGTAAACCTTTAACTGATCCAAATCCTCTACCGATAAGACCAAAAAGACTATTAAGAGGAGCAATTAATGGAGAGACTATTGCATCCATCATATTAGTGATTTTACCTGTGAGAGCACCAATAAAATCTTCAACAGCACACTCAAGAGGATTAATAAATCCCTTTTTAATAGTGTTTAAAAGAAGATTTTTAATCGTACTTTTCAGTGCATTTTTTATTGTAGATCCAAGACAACCGAATGCATTGAAGAGTCCATTCACTGGTCCTGTAGCTGCACTGATAAATGCATTACTCTGTGCAAGTGCAGCAAGAGGATTAGTAAGTCTGTTGAAAATGAAATTTTTTGCTGCTTGAAGTCCAGTATCAACAAAGTCAACCAACTTGTCCTCAAGTAAAGTGCTCATGCTACTAGTCATAATAGACATCGCATCAGATATCTCACTTACAGCAGTATCAAGTCCTGCGACCATATCATAACCACTACCTAAAGCACCTGATGCCCCATTTAAAAATTTATTTAAAGAGTTAGTAATCACCCCTGCAGTGTTAGGTGCAGTGCATTTAAGTGATGATGCTACGGTTATTTTCATGATTTATAATATCTGATTTATTTATCGGGAGAAAGGTACAGGGGGTGGGAATCCTAATGAAAGTGCTCGACCATATTTTCCCTTCTTAACTTGTGATAGCATTTTATTTGCTATTTCTCTTGTGACAAGATTTTGTGTAACTGCCTGATCTAAAGCGTCCTTAACCTTTGATTCATACTCCACTCTAGCTGCTTTTGTATCAGTAACTGGATTATTCATAATATATTTGAGTTGTTGTGTAGTGATTGATTCACCTTTGTCAAAATTTTTATCTTCAGCGACCCTAGTGGGGGTTAATTTTTTTTCTGCATCATCAATAATTCCATCTTGATTTCTATCATATCCTAATTCATTCAGTTTTTCAGAGGAATCATCACGATTTGATTTATTATAAGTTCTTGGATCTAAGATAGTTACATCAGGTGTGCCAGGACCAATTTGATCGTTAAATTCACCAGTTAATGTATTATTTTTTACTAATGAACCATAAAATCCAGATAATAATCCAAAATTACCACTTGAATTTTTTGTCAATCTTGTTCTCGGAAAAACACCAATAATAAACGCAGGTGCTCCAACTCCACCACCACGAACACCAAATACCGTATCACCTTGACTTATTCTAGCAGATCTTAATTTAAATGCAGCGCCTGATCCAGCAGTTGTTGGTAGTATACAATAAGCATAACTTAATTGTTCATCTTTTACTTGATCTTCATTTTTAGAGTGATCACCATCAATACGAACTTTATACATCCATCCAAATCCCTCATTTATCTGTTCTTCTTGGGATGCGTACGCTACCACAGTACCAATCCAAAATTCAACATCATGTCTACCATATTTGGTCTTTTTATTTGAATCAATAAAGTTTTTATTAGCCATTATTTCTTAGAAGGTAATCCATATTCATCACGAATAAGAGTTAGAGAAGTAAACGAATTAGTTGGTGTAAATGCATGGCATAGATGTAGTATTAAATAATCACCACTTCTATGGTCATTGTATTTTTTTTCTATTTTGTTGTCAGCAGTGACATTTTCTATAGCAAGTCTTATACATCTACCTACAGTTAGATTACCGTTATGTGGAACAATAATATTAACTAATTGAGCATGAATTAATCCATATCTCATAATCGCCTGTGGATGATATTTAGCTGGATTATTTGAAATTTCATTACTTACATTACTTTCAGTTACACCTGGAATCAATTGATATGTATAAGTTCTACAATAATTTTTATTTTGTCCCTCATTACTACTCGATGTTTGATCATTATTAAAATTATCTGTTGTGTTATTTCCTAGAGTCTCAACTGATTTATTATTATAAACATTTATTATTTCTTCAGTAACCTCTCCAGTAACTATATTTCTAACACACACTTTAATATTATAGATACCCATTTTTATTGCATTTAATTGATCTTGATCTCTCCTAACTGTTGGTGGTGCTAATATATGCCTATCATTATCATCATTATCTAAATTTGCTTTCAAACCTCTTTCATAAATGTATCTAAAATTTATTGATCTTTCTGGACTTGATAAAAATTGTTTACCATCCTTTATCATATTATGAATTGATTTAAAATTATACCCCTCACTATTTTCATAAAAGAAAAATCCTGCTTGTCCCCCAAGTGGAATTGATTTTGGACATAATTTTAATATAGTATCTAAAGGATTCTCATTTTGAGCATCAACTTTCATACTATTTTCAGTGCTTTCTATATTTTCATCTTTATAAGGTAATTTAGCATCATCAAGTATTTTTTTTACAATATCACTTATTTTTGCCTCTTGATAAATTTGTTTTACTGGTTTACTAGTGCTTTTCATGGCATTAATAGAAACCATTGGAAAATATGCTGTTTGCCTATTACCCTCATCAATATTATATGGACTGCCTGTAATGATAAATCTACGATTTTTTTTCGTCCAATCTAAACTAACGTATTTCGTATTAACTTTTACGACAACCTCCTCAAATCCCTTGACAGGTAATCCATCCTTTAAAGTACCTGCAAAATCATCTTTCTGACTATTAACAGTTCCACCTGTATCAACTTCAAGAAAACTTGCAGTTACCATTGGAGAATAAAGACTTTCATAATAATTAAAACCTACTACCTTTCCCTTTACATCAACAAGTTCTGCTCCCCCAGTAAAAGAAGCTCTTTTACTTATTACTTGAAACTTTCCGTAATTCGGTTGTCCTGCTGCTGATGCCATTTATGCTTTTCCCTGTTTTGATGTAAAATATCTCTGCAAGTAAACGTAGTCTGTTGAATCAGAAAATAAATCTTCATTAAATTCTGTTAAGAAACTAAGGTCTTTCAAGTTTGAATCAAATTGAATATTAAATTTTTCACTCATTTTATTTAGATTGGTCACATCAGTAGTATCATCAACTCTGTTTTCTAATGGATCTTTCAAAATAAAATTTTGCATATCAGTTCCACTATATTTTTGAAAAAATTCATCAAAAGTATATCTTTCTGTCGATCCATCTGCATTTGTAACAAGATATGGTTTTTTATTATTTTTTTGATATTTAAAAGTTGACTTATCAGATAGAGTTCCCTTATCTGCTAATCTATATCCTTCACTCTTAGCATATTCCCCACTAGCTAAATCTTCGTAAATTAAACTTAATTTTTCATATCCTTCCTTTAACTTGTCAAAATCTTTTTTATTTTCTTCAAGTTTTTTATTATTTTCCTCAATTTTTTTTAACTCTTTATCACTCTCTGTTTCATTAAATAAATTAATAAATGACTGGGCACCTTCAAAAATTGCCTTTGCAGTATTAATGACTGGTTCAAATGTTTTAACTAATTGTTTTCGAGCATCTTCTATTTTTTGTTGAATTTCTTCTATATTAGTAAGTGCGACACCTAATACTAATAAAGATACAAATCCAAGAATATTTTTAAACATATCACCTGTGCCACCCGTAATTTTATTTTTTACTTTTCTAACAGATTTTTTAAATGCTGATGGCACTTCAAGTTTTACTTCTTTCTTTTTTCTCCTTCTTCTTAAAATAGAAACTGCCTTTAATTTTTTTGTTCTCTTTCTGGTAGCAGAAATTTTCTCAAGTGATTGTGTTAATACACTATTGAGATTTTGTGCTGATATTTTTAATTTTTCTGCTGCTTCCATTTAACTATAAATTATATCTTTAAAACCAAAAAGTTCTGGTGTATCTTCCATATAAGGATTACTCATGTTCATAGAACTAATCTCTGGTATACCAGTGGCTGGATTAGGATTCATTCCACCAATTTCATTTCTCTCATTAGATGTTAAATCAATATCTGGTAACTCTGTAAATATAGTTTTACTTCCTGATTCTTTCAACAAATTCCTTTGTTCAAATCCTTTTTTTGTAAAGGGTATTTTACCAATAGTTTCTGATAGATCATTAATATTTTTCTTATCATCAAATAATGAATTTAAAACAATTCCTTGAAACGCATCTCCACCAACATCACCAGGTAAATTAGAACTTAAGTTATATGGATTAGCATTTGTAAAATCACCAGCACCAATGCCATCATACTGACCATCTACCTTTGTTATCAGTGACGGAGCAAAATCAGTTGCCAACGTGGTAGCTAAAATTTCAGCATTGGTGTCTGATATGCCAGAATTTTGTAAAGCCGTTTTTGAACTATCAATCTCCTTTATCTTTGTATCAAATATTGGTTTTCCAAGTTTGTATCCAAGAATTCCTAACCCAATTAAACCTAATGCAGTAAGAACAATTGGGTTAGTCAGTAACC